GATCGCCCTGAAAATTATGCAGACATTATTAAGCGAAATGTCGATCATTTAAAAATCATGGTCGCCAAGGATTTTTGGACAACGGAAGACATGAAGCCGCTTAACGACGCTATCGCCGAGCCTAGTTAATCAAAGCAGTTGTGAAGGGGGCCAGATGGAAGATAGTGCAACGACTGCGGCTCTTATTGGCGTAGTGTATGCCTTGGTCAAGCTCATTGAAAAGGGGGTTCAAAGAGCCAATGGCGGATCTGTCGAATATCGGCTAGAATTACTTGAAGGTGAGATCAAAGAGATGCAATCCAAGCTGTATGACTTTCAAAAGGCGTTCTATGAATTTCGTGAGGAGTCTCGTATCAGGTGGGCTGTCTCAAAAAAGGGAGAGAAACAATGAAGAAACCTGGATACAAGACTACTGAATTTTGGCTAAGTCTTTTAGCTATAGCTATCGGCGCAATTACAACCTCTGGTGCAATCAGCAATAGCGTGGTCCTACAGGGCTTAGGATTGGCTGCTACGGCTTTAGGTGCTCTCGGGTACTCTGGGGCCAGAGCGGTGACAAAAGCCGGTGAGTCGAAGGCGGATGCGATTAAGGCGGCTGTTGAAAAAAAGTCGTAGAGAGATTGACCGATGCGGAGCTTTTTAAGGTCGGTAGCGGGAGCCTTTTGGCCACTGTCAGCATGGGCAATCTTGCTGCTCGGGGCAATCTTGGCCTTGATGCTAGAATTACTGAGTCGATCTCAGCCGTAGCAGACGGTTGGGTAGAGAGAGAATGGGATAGCGCGAAGACAAACTTTGGCGTAACGGGAGGGGTTCGAATCAAGTGGTGATGGAGGGCTGGCATGAGTGGCGAGCGGGAAGATTCGAACATGATAATAACAGATCAGGTAATACAATTAATTGATGAACTAATAAATGTAAGGGGCAGCGATGGCATGGCCTTTTATACCAGGATAGAGATACGGCAGAAAATAAGAGAGAAGCTGGCAGAGCTTGACTGCTCTGAAGAGGTTATGACCGAGGCATCGCACTAATCCAGCGAGCAACTCGTTTCGTTGGGCGGGTATCCGCATGGCACCTGTTGCTGTAAAGCCCAAGGCCCTTGGCTTTTCCTTGGGAGAGGTACGCATAGAGTCTTAATACATTTTCTGGGGTGCGAAGCTTCTTGTTGGAGTAAGACACGTCAGCAGCGTAGAGTATCGGAGCGCCGATCAGACTGTCTCGTGGGATATGCCAGGAGTTACTCGCTGCGCCGTCAATGTTTGTGTTGTGTGCCCGGCATCGGCATCCCGACAGAACTTCCAAGCTCTCCCCTAGTTCATCCCTCACGTATTGAAGGAGATCGAGAAGAGCTTCGTCAACCTCAAACTTTAGACCACACCCGCATCTGCACACGAACTCCTCCGAACTAAAGTTTTTCCGCAGATTACCCATCTCGACCCCCAGTGTTTTATGTGAAGCTATTCAATTTACTCAGCACTGTACTGATCCATCAAGGAATCAATACGTCTTTGAAACTCCCTCTGCCTGACTTCATATCTAATTTTCCCAATGATAGCAGCAACAGCAGCTACCCCTAATATCATCGTCATGAACCCAATCATGGCGCCCTCCTAATCTACAATTTCAATTAACGGCTCCCGTGCATAATCCTTCCAGACCCAGATCTCTTTACTTACCTTGACCGTATCCCCTGTCTTAAGAAGGAACTCAGCTATGGCTTCCCTCTCAGCAGGCGGCGGCCTTCGGTTACTCTTGACCTGGATAAGTCGCAAGGAACCAGGCCCCAACATTACCAGGTCAAACTCTCCTAGTGAACCCCCCGACTTAACCCCTCGATAACCTGTTGTTTCCAGGAGCTTCTTAGTCTTTAGCTCATTGCGATTGCCTTTTCTTTTCGTGTTTATTCTTACCCGGGGCTTCTTCATTTGTAGCTCTCCTCTTCCATGCCGGACATGGCTCCCAATTCGGCCCCCATATCCCCCATTTCTTTGCTGCCTCTACCCGTGTGGGGTATTGGAGTCTCATAAGGGCTCCTTCATCGGAATGCCTTAGCTGCCCAACGGTAAGGTCCAGGGCTAGCCGCGCCTCTTTCCTGGTGTGCTTCTTCCTCCCCTTACAATAACCCAGCCTCATAGCCAGGATGTCCACCTGTCTTTGGTTCAGGCCGATTCCAAGCATATCGGCACAAAACTCGTCATAGACCTCTTCGCTCGCTCTCATGTTCCCTCCGCCAAGGCGAAAGCCTTTGCTACCACCTCGGCAGCTATCTTCTTCGGCACCTTTTTTGACTCAATGCGTCGTACATTTGGTGGCGGCAGGCTCATGGTTATCTGAGTTGGCGGCTTCACCTCGTAGAACCCTGTGTTGTTTCCCTCGTGAACACCTATGAGGTAGGCCCCTGCCTCCTCTGTTACCCCTGCTTGGTAGATGGCCTGATAGATCCTCTCGAAATCCTTCCTTGTCCACACGTCAAAGTCGGCAGCGTCCTTTTCTCCAAGAGCTATCCACCCCCCCATGTTTCTGATAGTTGCGTTCACAACCGGGTCATCGAAGCTGACCGATGAATAAGTCCCGTGTTGGCTCAAGGTATTTCGCACCGTTTGCCAAGCGATTGCCGCTCGATGGCCCGGTTCCACATCACCGCTCATCTTTCTTAAGTGTGCAGGACGAGGCATTATCTCCAGCTCCCGCAGGGCTGCGTGTGCGCCGTGCTCCACGTCTTCGATAGGCAAGTCCTTAAGTCCTATCCAGTACGCCTCTATGAGGTCCATAGTGGCTTCCTTATTGAACGCTGCTGCTAGTGTCTGCATTACCTTAGAGAATCTATCTCTGTCTTCCTTGGTATTATCCATGTGTTTCCTCCGGTGCTAAGTTTACCCAGGCCTGCCCTGCCTGGAATCCTCTTCTCCCTTTGTCTGAAATGACTGGCCCTCCTCGGGCTTGCCAGTTCTTAATAAATTTATCCATTATTGCTGTGTCCCTGAATATATATCGGAGAGAGTGGATCCCTTTCTCTCGATACCAAGGATCTATATTGTTCCCATTGATAGCCTGAATACATTCGTCCACACTGTAGCCATCCTTAAGCCTGTCGCCAATCAGGTTCCAGTCCTTGTGTCCAGGCTTGGTTGTCCGACCAAAAGTGGGAAATGTTTTTCGGTAATGAGCGAAGACCCGTTCGATATCATCACGGAGAAGTGGATGCTTCTCTATGTTATTCTTGTTCTTCGTGTTTCTTGTGTTCTTCGTGTTTCTTGTGCTCCGTATTATATTAGTATCTTTATTACTACAAGTTTTATATGTGTCTTTTGGGACGGTATTTGGGACGCTTATTGGGACGCTACCTTCAACATTAACTGCGTAAGTATCGAAGTTCTCTACAGTTATTACCGTTATTTTTTGGGACGTTTTCTGGGACACTTTATGGGACGCCACGCATCGAGATAATGCGGTTCTTATTTTCCTTTCGGTCAATCCATACTCTTCAAGCTCGGCTGTTGCCTTTCTCCTGTTGAATATAAACTGACCAGGGGAAAGGGTTATGGTCTGCCCCCTCATTGTCACTTCGACCTCGGCCCTGGTTGCCTGCATCACACACCAGATTAAAAACCTAAGAGTCTCAGGCTTCCTTGTTGAATAAATAATATTAATTGGAATTGTTATATTACCGCGCATAGCCCCCATCCTTCACGCCAGAGTGTCGCGTTAAGAAAGGGGCCGGGATACTTATGCACGAGGAAACACGACTAACTTAGCGCACAAGCCACCTTGGATAGGGAAAATCCCGGCCCCCAAATACTAGAAAGGAACGTCGTCGTCCCGCACAGTTGGGGGATTCTGCACCTCAGACTCCGACGCACCAGGCTTAAGAAACTCTTTAACCTTTAGGTACTTTTCGCCCTTGTCTCTACCGAAGTAAGCTCGACCAGCTTTTCCCAGAAGGTCGTTGCTGTCAAGCCCTTGGCCGTCCCCTGGCCACGGTACGTCAACAGCTTTGCATAACTCTTTGATTTTCCACAAGGCCCTTGAGGTGTAGTACATATTCTCGTAGACCTTAACCATTTTGTTTTCGAGGAAGACGCAGAGTGTTGCAGTCATCCCGGTTCTGCCTGTGCTAAAGGTTCTTTGTTCGATATTCTCTACCGTAAAGTTGTATACCCCTTGGGCTACCTCGCTCTTGTCCGAAGCTTCCTTTGGGTTGAAATTCAAAATCATACCGTGTCTCCTATTTAAAGTGTTTCGCGATGTTATCTGCGTATGCGCTCCATGACAACTCAATTCGGTCAGGCATCTCGTACCCAGCCCTAGCCCCTGCGTCACGACCAGGGCCTCCGTCAAAGACAAGCCACCGGGTATTGCTCATCTGCTTGGCTATGCCCTTGCCACTGTCCTCCTTTCCTTGCGGAACATGAACCATGTAATCGCGGCAAGCGTGACCGATATGGTCAGCCCACCCAACCAGGAGACTCCAAGAGTTCTTATGGATATCTGCCACGAACTTCTGGAAGTCCTCGCCTAGTGCGTTGCCGCTTCGGTGTAGCCCTTGGTGGGCAAGCAGGATACAGCCCATCCCTTTCTTTTCCCTGAGCATATCGAGTCCAGTCAGTAACCGTTTGAATTCTTGGGCCGCTGCCTTGTCGCCTCGGCCCCACGCATTGAATCCCTCTTGTCCTTTGCTTGACTCCCAGCACCCGCCGAAGTCCCGGTCGCAGATGTGCTTGGCGCACAGCTCTGCTACGCCGTTGATTGTGTCGATAACAATCCACTTCCGGTCATGCTCTGTTTCGAGCAGGACTCTTATGGCGGTAAGTATATCTTCCCATGAATCGCAGGTTCCGTTGTTCGGTAGCTGCATGACATCCATTCCTGCTGCGCCATCCTCTGTTGGGATAAGGACTGCGCTAGGTGCGGAGCACCCGAAGGTTGTCTTTCCGATCTTAGGTTCCCCGAATACGATGGTTCGAGGCAGGTGCTTTACCTTCTTGGTTTTCTTTAGTTGCCACTCGCTCATTGCGTGACCTCCTCTTTCATCCCACGAGGAAGAATATCCTGGCTGTGAGAGGCAGGGTAAGGGTAATCTCTGCAATTTATTGAATTAATAAAATGCGAAATAGCCTTGGCGTCTTCTTGGTTACTTAATCGCATTTTCTCCTTCGTATAGGTCCAGTGGCAGTAGCCCCCAATGGAGTGCTTAACCGTTCTCCCGCTGGCTCCTTCTAACCATGTGCAGAAGAATTGTTCTGGCCCATCCCTGTCATCTAGGTTTGGGGTCCGTCCGTACATCAGGTCATACTTGGTGCCGTTTCCAGGGTAGTAGTGCACTGCGCCAATCCTGGCCCCATGCTCCTCCCACTTTTCAACATAGGGTTTTATTGGGTTAGAATCCATGTCCGTATCTTCATTCAGTATCATAGTGCTTCCTTCTGTTGCTGTAGCTCTTCGTGAGCTGTTTCTTTCTTGATAAACTTCGGGTCGTCCAACTGTTCAAGGCCAGTGCATACGCCCATGAACTCGCACGTTGAGCCGAAGCTGTTGCAAGCTGTTGTGTTTCTTATTCTTATTCCTTCACCCGTGTTCGAGTGGATTTGCTGCGCGATATAGCCTAGCTCTTTTACCTTCTCCTCTAGCTCGTTGCTTGTGATGTTGATAACCTGTCTAAAGTAACGGTCGCCACACTCTTCAACGTACTTGTTCGCTAGCCTCGTCTGGTATTCCTGCGTTGACTCATTGTCGCCTGCAATTCTTAGCTGAAACTCTGCATCTGTTTCGGTTTTCTTCTTTCTTTTCTTGCTTTTTAGTGGCGCAGATCTGGTCTTAAGAACCACGTCGTACATGATAAGAGGACGCTCACCTGTTAGCTCCTCGATGTGATGAACATACGAGCACGACTGATTGTCCATTGATAGCTTGGTCCAGTAGATTGAGCTTGGGTCATCGGCCTTCGAGTAGGCGCCGGCTGTCTTGTGCTCGATGATGATTAGTTGACCGTCACTCTTCCTGCGAACGAGAGCATCGAGCTTGCCTGCTGCAATCCTGTATGCCTCGTGCCGCTGGCTCCCACTCACGTCGCAGATGACTCGTGAGAATTCCACCTCAACGCCTATCACTTCGTAGTTATTAAGGTCCTTGCCCCATCTAGCGTAGTACCCCTTAAGGTAGGCATAGATTCTCGCTCGCTCTATCTTTCCAGTGTCCGAGAAGTAGGGCTCCCCTTGCATAAACTTCACGACGCTAGCCATTGCTCCGGTGAATGAGTCACCGTTCCAGAATGATTCAAGCCCGATGTGTACGGCTGTGCCTATTAGGTACGCGGGGATAGTAGCCGCCATCCGATACCCTAGAGAATACCTGTATTCATGTAGCTTCTGGCAACGCATCCAACAGCTAAGGCTTGATGCAGTGTCCATACTTACGTCTGGGGGCAGAGCATTTACAATTAATGATTCTAAACTTATATTAGGCATCGTGTTTCCTTTTTCTTTTGTATTTCAGTAGTGCTGTCTGGTCAAGATAGGACTTCCCATCTATCCTCTTCTTCTGCATGAAACTTCTCCACTAATCTTTCGGCAGGTGTCTGCTGTGCTTCTTTCTTTGGCGGGTCCTTAAGCTTGGCCCCGAGTGATACAGCTATATCGAGGTCCCCTGACAAGAAGGATTGAAGGTAAGGGTCTTCGTGAACCCTATCCACTATCCTTGCCTGCTCGATTCTCCTCGCTGCCTCCTCGAATGTTGAGATGATATTCTCTTTCTCAAGAAAGTGCTCCATCGCTAGCTGCGTTAGTGCAGATATGGATACGTTTAATCTCTTCGCTGTCCTAACTACACGGATATCCATATCTTTAGGGACGTTATACTTGTGTGTCTTCCAGCCATCACCCTTTGAAATCTTTTTTGTTCTTCGCTCCTTGGATAAAGGGTATGACCAGAAGTTAATTCCCTCGAACGCCCAGCGGCAGATGCGCTCAACCTCTTGCTGATCAGGCATAGCTCGCTCGGCCTCGAATAGCTTCCATCTCGATGGAGATAACCCGCACTGCTGTGCCGCCGTGCTCTGGTCCACGCCTCGCTCTTCCCTTACGTGCTTGAGTCTTTTTGATACAGCCCTGGAGAGTGGATTGCTGCCACCCGGCAGGGCAACAGCATCCTTCCTCTCTTTCGGACCACGCTTACGGTTCATCTAAGCACTCAATGAATTCGACTAGCTTCCTTAGTATACGCCTGTCGGCGTATGGCATTGAGCCTTGTCTAATCCACAGCCGCGCTTCTTCCATCACTGGCTCCAGTTCCTCTCGCTTCTTGTCGATACCGAGTCTCTTGAAGATGTCTTCAAGGTCAGTTAGGTTCATCCCCCGGTGCATCTCCTCTATTTCTGCCCTGTTTCGTACATCTGCTAGCTCTATTCCTTTAGTCAGTTCATCGTCAGTCATCAATGTTTCTCCTCGATCTCTTCCTTCTTTGTTTGGCTATTCATCTTGAATATGCCTTTCCGCGTAAAGCTTAGAAGCTAGATTCCAAGTCATGGCCATAATCGTCACGGCTAACTGCTGTTCACCCGGTCCGGTGAAACTACCTACATATTCTTGCAGGTCCTCAATGCTTTCAGGAGTTGCAAATAAATTGCTTGGCGTAAAAATATTCTCGTTTGTGATTATCGTTTTCACCGCATTTCCTTTGTTAAATTATTTCCACTGACCCAAGTGTTTCAATCCACACCCTGGCTCCACAATTAAGCGGTTTGTCTGGGCTATACACAACCCGTGCGACCTCTTTCCCATTCTCATCCTTCAGGATAGCCTGGTGTCCGTAGTCGTTCGTGTTGTACGTCTTGATAGTTAGAACAGGGAGGTT